TACAACGACTTTTACGATGCTCTGGAATTCACACTCACATGGGAGGGTGGGTATGTCAACGATCCGGAAGACCCCGGTGGCGAAACGAAGTGGGGCATCTCAAAAACGTTCCACCCCGACCTCGACATCAAGAACCTCACGCCAGAAGAAGCTGCCCGGATCTACTACGAAGAATACTGGGAGCCAAGCTGGTGTGACATGCTGCCCGCACCACTCAACACCGTTATGTTTGACACAGCTGTACTCTGCGGAGTATCCCGCGCCAAGCAGTTCCTACGCGAGTCCAAGGGAGACGTTGCTGCCTTTCTTGATGCTCGAAGACGACACCATATGAACCGAAGTAAGCCCAGATTCTTAAATGGGCATCTAAACCGAGTAAACTCTCTGTACAGATACACACTCCGCCCCAAATGAAAAAGCCCCCTTTCGGGGGCTTTTCCTTTTACGGCCACGGTGGTTGCCGCCACTCATGAATGGCGATCAACGCTCCTAGTGTAACAATGTTCAACCACAAAGAGGCAAACAATAGCATAAGCATTTTTACTCCTCTTCTCGTGGATAACCGTAGTAGTCCCAGACGAAGCGGATAATACCTACGTCAATGACTACAAAGTAGTTCTCGTAGTCCCACTCGATACCAACCATAAAGCCTGGAATAAAACTGACCATGAAAGTATGTATCACAGATTCACCTCACAAGTTCCGCCAATGCAGGCCATTTCCTGACTCGACGTGGTGTTGTCAGCCGATTCCCGGAAGTCCTCCCACCGAATCTTCGGCATCGCTGCTGCCGCCTTCTCATACTCCTCCTCCGTCAGCTCCTGATAGGGGGCTTGTCGGTAAGTATGATCAGAATGAGGCAGGAAGGAAACCCCTCCAATCTCATCAAAGTGCTTGTATACCCAAGCCTGTACATCAAGCCATTCATGCTCACGAACGTATACCGTAATAGAGGGGTTATGCTCGCACCAATGCCGCTTGAAGACAAGGTAATGCTCGAGCTGATCCAAGGCGGAGAGATCATCCCTTAGAAGAGATCCTTCTGGCGCTCTGACTGGGAAGGAGAAGACGTCGGTGTTTCCGGGCTTGGTGACGTCGTCCTCAACAGGCACCCCTTGCGACCGCAGGAAGAGTGCGAGTGGATCCTTTTTATCGGCTCGAACAGTTCGCATATAGTGGCGACTATACCTAGGATGAATGCCACTAGCAGAATCCACCAACTGGCTGACAGTGCCGGATGGCTTAACAGTTGTGATAGACACAGACTGAGCAAAGCCCAGTCCATCAGCAATCGCTTTATTCGTGGTGATAGCATGATCTCTCATCTCCTCAAGTTGTTTTTCCAGATGCGGATTGGCATAGAGGAGATGATTGTCCAGAATGCCAGTCATCGACACCCCTAGGAGCCGCTCTTCTTCGGCGTTGTGTTTCCAGACGGGGCGTAGATATCGAAAATTCGTGAGTCCCGACTGAAAAGTACCGATTGCAGTGGCGAGCGTAACCTTGTCCTTAAGGTTTCCAAAGTTGTCATCGCTACGAACAATGATTTCACTAAGGTTGCAGAATCCGTTGGGTCTAAGGATGATTTCTCCGCAGGGATTCGTTCCAAAATCTCGATCTGCCTTTCGACGTCCTGTAGCAGCCGCAGCACGCTTTGCACTGATGCGGTTAAAGATTCCACGCTCGCCCGATTTGCTTTCATATAGTGCTTGCCACTCCCTCATGAAGATGCCCACATCGGGCTTCTCGGTGTATGCGACTGAATTGTTTGCAAGAGCCCGTTGGGGGTCTGCTTCCCACCATTGACCCATCTTGGCGCGCTGCATTCTCTCATCTGTGAGATTGCTAAGCGAGATGAGTGCGCTCCTTCGTACACCACCAACCACCACAACATCGGCGACTTTGCACACAAGGTCGTGTACCTCGACAGAGTTAAGCCTCCGTCCCACCGCTCGACTGAATAGAGCACAGGAGAAGTCGAATAGGGCATCAAGTGGGTCGGGGCCTGAAGCTCTTCCTCCAAATGTCTTGAGTCTGGCGCCAGCAGGACGAATTCGAGACAAGTCCCAACGGGGATACTTTCCAGCGTACAGGAGCGAAACCAGTTCTCGGAAGGCTGATGCCCAACCAATCTTTGAGTCCGCAACCACAATCTTTGTATCGGACTTATGAATATGCTCCGGTACTTCCGGGAGGTTGGCGACGTACTGCCGCTCGACGCTGAAGCCAACCCCTGTTCCGCAGAGGAGGATGTACATGGCTTCATCGAAGGCCCGGGGGTGGTCGATTGGTAGGTACGAACAGTTGTATCCTGCGACGTGATCTCGTTCAAGAGCTTCTCCTGCGGTCATAAGAGCCCGCATCGAGGGCATGACGTGCATCTCGTGAATGGCGTCAAAGATATCCTGATACGGGAACATGGTACCGTACTTCTCCTTGAAGAAGTCGCAGTACCGGGTTACAGTTTCGGTCCACGTCTCACGACGTCCGAGATCATCACGATACCGGGCGTAGCGAGATTGGTGGATGTATGTTTGATAGTCAGTTAGATTCATTTAATTGGTTCCATAGAGAAGAAGACAGTTCCATCCGGCTTCTGCGTAAACTGCGCCAGCTTCGGCCCATCATCTTTAAGAGCGATTTGTGCCTCCTTCTCTTGGGCATAGTACACTTCCTTCAGCTTTTCGAGGAAATGGATCGCCTTGTTGATGTCCTCGATCCCTCCCTTCTCCTTCCAGCGGGTGATATACTTAATCGCAGTGCCGTCGAGATAGCCAAGGCCATTAGCGATAATATAATCCCAAGGCTGAATAGCATTCTTCTTATAATGGTTGCCACCAACTTGCTTCTCATTCGCTGTCGTCATTCGGCCATTCCTCTAGTTCGTCACAAAGATCTTCAAAGTTTGCTTCAATGTCGTCTCTGAAGGCTTCCACAATGTCGGCTGACCTAAGGCCTAACACCTCCACCAAGTACGTTTCCTCCATTTGCTTCAGCCTTTCCAACAGGTCCTCCAACAGGGGTAGTTCCATATCTAGCCTCCAATTCCTTAACGATGTCTACAAGGGTGTCACACCTCAGCGAGAGTTGGTTGTATTTGTGGACGTTGTCAATGATTGCCGAGGCAACGGCCATGGCGTCAAAGGTTGCGACTTCTCCAGGAGTTCCGACGGGATCTTTGGGAAGCCCGACTTTACTTCCACCGTCTGGGCTGGAAGCACCGGGGCCGGCAGCAACGGCTGCGTTGTACTCGCGCACGAGGGCAACAGGAGCAGTGACGACATCAGTAGGCCGAATCTCAACAGAGACACGTTGTTTCGATTTTTGCTCATTCTTCTTATTCTCCTTGAAGATCTGGTCAAACGACTTGCGATTCTTTTCTACGATCTCGACCTTATCTTGCTTCGCGGCCTCAATCGCTGCGTTCTGTGCGTCGACTTGTTTCTGCCACCCCTCACGTTGTTGGAAGTAGAAGTCCATCTCCTGCTTGGCCTTAACTTCACAGGCGTCCAGCTTGGCCTTGACCTCCGTAAGCTCCACCTGGGCATTCCGGCACGCCAGATTGCACCAGTGCTGTGCCTTGTAGATGACGACACCGATGGCCAAGGCGAAGCATACGGTGGCTATGATCTCAAATAGATATTTGCGACCAAATCCTAAAACGAGGTTAAGCATCTTTCTTCTCCTTGGTTTCCACCCATCGATCTGCAATCCGGCCACCAACCGCGATACCGAAGTACAGCATTAGCAACTCGGGCAACAGGGCAGGGATAGCCCTAGCAGTGAACACATAAAAGAGCACGATGGCGGTGGTTACAAGAAACGCCACCGTGCGTTGTACCTTCGTCGTAGATGCCCACCCATCCCTCTCATGAGTGGACATCCACCACCAACTACGCTCAGAATGGGGGATCTTTTTGTCTTCGTCCATGCACCAACCCATCCACGAGGTTCTTCAACATATACTCCGCCGAGATCAGATACTCTAGCTTAGGATCTCCGAGGTAGAGATCCAGAAAGTTAGCAATCTCGTCCACCTTCCAGTTAATGTCGTACTGAAGGGCCGGAGGGTTCTTCTTAGACGACAGGACGATAGACATACTTAGTCTCCTTCTGAAGGTTCTCGCCGTCTCGATGCCAGCTACCACAGTCCTTGCACCGATACCTTTGGTACTTGCCAACAGTGGTGTAGGCAAATCCACGGCTTTGTACAGACAAGGAACCGCAGTTGGGACAGACCGGAGCGCCATCAGCGTACAGAGAGACATTGGGATGCTTGTTGATCCACGGAAGGAACTTATGATACACCTCCTCTAGGACCACCACGTCCTGCCTGTTGTATGCCTCCATCTCCGCCCAGGCTACTGGATCATTCTTCATGCAGTTGACCCACAGCTCAAAGGACGTATCGTGCTTCTGACCCACACCCAGTTCACTGGCAATGTGGGCCAGCTTATTGGATACGAAGCGGAAGCGATCCTTAGCTACGAGCATGAGATCCACCTGCTTGTACGGGGCCGGAGGGCCCAAGCCATTAATCAGGAATTCCCGGTTCAATGTCGGGATATCGAAGCTCTTCCCGTTGAAATGGACAAGAACATCCGCTTTGTCCATTAAGGCATGGATTTCTTCCAGCATCACGACAACAGAGGACTTGTACACTGAATTGAAATAGATCTCCGGTTCGTCCAACCATTTTGCCGACCAGCACAGGACGTAGCTCGTCTCGATTAGGGCTTTGAGCGGTACGTTCTCCTTGAACAACCTCCACACATAGGCTGTATTCGGGGCTGTTTCGATATCGAGTAGCAAAATACGCATTAATGGGCCCCATGAAAATCAACCGTGTCAGCAAAGGAGTCGTTCTCATCTGCTTCCATAGACTCCTTCATCATCTGGCGTGCAATCCCCTGTGCCATCATGTGGGACCAGTATGCCTCAGCCATCTGCATTAGGGCGTCTCTTTCGTCTTGGGTGGCTTCGCTGAAGATCCAAGCGTTGCGCTCTTTGTTGTAGGTGATCATAGTAGTCATCCTTTTCTAGTAGTTTTTCCAGCTCGGCAACGCTGATCCAAGGTAGCCCGTTCTTCTCGCACCACTGTGCGTAAGTCGTCTTGCTGCCTTTGCGAAGACGATTGTTAGGCTGTGGGAACACCATGATCAACAGCGTATCCGGATTAGACCGGAGGACATGGAGCATCTTCTTCCTATCCTCCGGGGTGAACTTCCCCTTCGTCTCGAGATAGATGTCTACCTCGATGGTACCACCAACAGCAAAGTCTGGTGTGTACACATGCTCAGACTCAGGTACTATGTAGCGCAACTGCGTAGGTTCATACTCGTAAGGTATCCCTCCATCTCGTAGTATTCCCTCAACATTGTCTTCGAGACGACTTCTCCGTTGGGGCGGACCCACGGCTGCTCGGGCTTTCGCCTTATCCACAGAAGCTGCCCTGCCAACCACAGTGCGTTTACGGCTATTTCGGGGTCGGAGTATGCGTTTAAGAAGTGGTCCAGCACTTTCTCGTACATCTCGTTTTCGCTTTCGCATCCTTCCAGGCTCCTCGTGGCCTTGACCGGCCCGATACCCGGGCACCCCTCAATGTTGTCAGTGGACTTGTCTCCGACCAAACACTGGTAGTAGAAGTTACGCCACCCTTCCAGCTCATTGATGTAGTAGATCTTCTCCTTAACGAAGTTGAAGTGCCACCCGGGGATCATGTCAAGATCCTTGTCAATCGTTGCGATGATCCGATGCTCCGGATCTTCCGTCAGAGCGATGCCCATAGCATCGTCTGCTTCCTCGTTACTGATCATTATACCCATATAATCTTCCATCAGCGTCTTGCGGATGAAGTCATAGTGAATGGGCTTCGGCTTGTCCTTTCGATGTGCCTTGTATTCAGGAAACAAAGCGAAGCGGAAGTTGGAGCGGTCTGAGGCTGTCAAGTAGATGTGAGATTCTTTGCACTCACATGCTCCCATGATCCGTTCCAACAGCTCGTCCAACCTCCACTTAGCGATGCCCTCGTCCACATCCTGAGTCGTGAAGCCAATACGGTAGACAAGAATGTCCCCGTCGATGAGGACTCGGGAAAACGCCATTACGCAGCCTCTTCCAGCAGCTCACCCTCGAACTCACCAATGTAGGCGGGTTGCCTACGGG